TAAAATAATTAAAAAAAATAAAATACATTAAAACTGTCAAATATATTCAAAGTTTGGAATTTTTGATTAAATCTTTTATTTTCGAAAGAATTTCATTATACTTTTGACTTTCCGACTTGTCATAAACAATAAATAATTTATGTTTTATAAATTTGAACTTTTCTTCATCTTGCAAGACATTTAATAAATTCATCTCATTGTCGTCACAATACAAAAGAAGAACCTCTGAATTATCCTGAATCAATTTCGAAGATAAAGTGCTGATATCTCTTTCTTTCCATTTATTATTTTCCATTACTTTACATTTGTTTTCGTTTGTAAAAGTTATATTGTTATTTTCGGGAAATTCTTTATCAAAATGCTTCTTCTCTATGTACAAAGGTATTGTATTCAAACCGCTTGTAAGCATTTTCACAATATCATCCTGAGAAATATGATCTATTCTTTCTGAACCAAAGTTGTTGATAATAAGATTATTTGTATTGTTTGTTGTATTATATATGTTCTGATTTTGGATTATGTTTTGAATATTTTTGTTGTGATAATGAATAACACTTCTTGCTGAGCAATTATTTCGTTTTATATGTTTATGTTTTGCTGATCTTGTTGTAAATGAAATCATACACTTTGAACATGTTAGTTCGTCAATTCCTTTGCATAAAGATTTGTGTTTGTTCAAATGTCTTTTGGTTTTATAAGTCTTGTAACACATCGGGCATACATTTTGTTCATTTGGGCATACATTTTGTTCATTTGGGCATACATTTTGTTCATTTGGGCATACATTTTGTACATTTTCAATATTCTTCATATTTTCATATTCTTTCGTATGTTTGTTAGCATTATGCCTTATAAAGTTATATTTTCTTTCTGTAAAATAATTACATAAAGAGCAATTGTAAATCATTAAATCTGAGTATTGCTCTTATTATATATATAATGATAATATAATTTTCACTTTATATACTCTGTGTAAACACCATAACTTGCTCATTTTCGACCCTCTCTCCCCCCCAAGGCGTTTCTAGAATCTTGAAAAACATCGTTTTTTCTTAGTTTTCTATTTCCACTGTCGAACTCTTGATCAACTCTTTGATCTTTGTTAGAACAGCATTATACTTTTGATTATCAGATTTGTTATAAACAATAAACAACTTATTTCGTATATGTTCGTACTTTTCAATGTCATCTATTTCATTTAATAATTGTATTTCATTGTTGTCACAATACATAAGAAGAACTTCGGTATTGTCTTTCATAAGATTGGTAGACAATAGACCTATATCTTTTTCTTGCCAACAATTGTCTTCCAATACTTGACACTTGTTGTCGTTTGAATACTTAATATTATTATTTTCTGGAAAGTTTTTATCAAAGTGTTTCTTTTTAATATACAATGGAACTGTATTCAAACCGCTTGTAAGCATTTTTACAATATCATCCTGAGAAATATGATCTATTCTTTCTGAACCAAAGTTGTTAATGATAAGGTTGTTTGTATTATTTGTATTATTCGTTGTATTATATATATTCTGATTTTGAATTATGTTTTGAATATTTTTGTTGTGATAATGAATAACACTTCTTGCCGAACAATTATTTCGTTTTATATGCTTATGTTTTGCTGATCTTGTTGTAAACGAAGTCATACACTTTGAACATGTAAGTTCGTCAATTCCTTTACATAAAGTTTTGTGTTTGTTCAAATGTCTTTTGGTTTTATATGTCTTGAAACACATTGGGCATACATTTTGTACGTTTGGGCATACATTTTGTACGTTTGGGCATACATTTTGTTCATTTGGGCATACATTTTGTACATTTGGGATGTCATTTTGTACTGTTTGTTTTGATTCGTTATTTTCAAATAATTTATCTTTATGTTTAGTATTTTGGTGTCTTATAAGGTTACATTTTACGTCAGTTTTATAATCGCAAAAACGACATTTAGTGTAAGGGAACGGCATTTTTATCACTATACTACATATATGGTACTTTTTTATTTATCTTTTTATATCTTTTTTAGACCATAAAAAGATAAATTTATCACCTCTCTCCCCCCATGTCGTTTCCATGACTCTTCAAAAATGATGTTTTTTCTTAGTTTTCAAATTCTACTGTTGAAAGGATTATCGTGTTTTAAGTATCATAATATAACCCTATCATATTTACTGTTCGATCTGTTTGATTATCTTCGCAAATCCAGTAATTAACAGTATCTTTTAGATTTTTTAATCTTGTATCCCATTCTTCTTTTTTATTTTTACTTATGGTCAATATATCAAGTTTATTCCTAGACCAACAAGATGATACTTTTTTGCCGTCCTTCTTATAATCATCCGGATTAAACCTTATGAAAATAATTGGACGATGTCCTACGTCTTGTGAAAGTTCCATTATTCGTTTATTTTCACACGAGCAATCGTAATCTTGATGTTGATTTTCATCTATTTCTATGAAAATTACTTGATAACCAAGATCTATCATTAAATCAGGTCTTTTTTTCGAACATCCATCTTTGATACTTTTATCCCATACTATATCGAGATATGGAAAATGTTGTTTTATATAATCAACAACTGACTTTTCTTTTGTCTTGTAATTTCTTGTAACTGGTTTATCTGGGAAAGTATGTAAGAAACAATTAAGACAATATCCTTCATACTTGGGATTGGAAAATTGTTTATCTTGACACAAAACACATTTACGATGCTTGATATTAATCATGCCATCGAGTTTACAATCTCCACAGTGATTTGCAACTTTATCATTTGGCATTCCAAAGCATGGTCCTTTTTGTTTGCAAACGTCACATTTAGGATTCCTGATATCAATCATGCCATCGAGTTTACAACCTCCACAGTGATTTGCAACCTTATCGTTTGGCATTCCAAAGTGTGGTATTTTTTGTTTGCAAACGACACATTTAGGATGCTTGATATCAATCATGCCATCGAGTTTACAACCACCACAGTGATTTGCAACTGTATCGTTTGGCATTGCAAAGTTTGGTCTTTTTTGTTTGCAAACGACACATTTAGGATGCTTGATATCAATCATGCCATCGAGTTTACAACCTCCACAGTGATTTGCAACTGTATCGTTTGGCATTGCAAAGTTTGGTCTTTTTTGTTTGCAAACGTCACATTTACGCCTCTTGATATCAACCATGCCATCGAGTTTACAACCTCCACAGTGATTTGCAACTGTATCGTTTGGCATTCCAAAGCATGGTCCTTTTTGTTTGCAAACGATACATTTACGATGCTTGATATTAATCATGCCATCGAGTTTACAACCTCCACAGTGATTTGCAACTGTATCGTTTGGCATTCCAAAGTATGATTGTTTTTGTTTGCAAACGTCACATTTACTCGGCATCCTTTTGCTTGTATTGCGTTTTTAGTGTATGGTTCAATCAGTTTTTACTTATTTTTATTTATTTTACCTAAATTTGAAAATATCTTGACATCTTTTTGAGAGCATATCAATGACCTATTTAATTTATATGTAAACAAGACCATCACGTTCGTCAGACAATTCGCTTCTTGTTTGACGATTAAAAATGAAAAAAAGTGACATATATGCACACTAGAAAAAATCAAAAAAATTTATTATCAAACATATCCAGTCTATTCTAAAAAGTTCTTCTCCTATAGTAATAACATGGTCTATTTTGATACTTTTGGCAAAATGATCTATACACTCTACGTACATCATTATGTTTCAATCATTTGATACAAGGAATTAAAGAAAGTTTGATAATGTCGTAATTCTTGGCAATTATATAATTCAAAAATTCTAATGGATTGTCTCCTTCAAAATGTACAGAAACTCGAAACAATGTGTTCTTTTTATATGGATTATACTTCTGTTGTTTTGTAGTAAAAGACATAAAAAGATAAATTCATCATATCTTTTTAGGTTTCTATTTCTACTGTCGAACTCTTAATCAACTCCTTTATCTTTGTTAGAACAGCATTATATCTTTGATTATCAGATTTATTATAAACAATAAACAACTTATTTCGTATATGTTCGTACTTTTCAATGTCATCTATTTCATTTAATAATTGTATTTCATTATTGTCACAATACATAAGAAGAACTTCGGTATTGTCTTTCATAAGATTGGTAGACAATAGTCCGATATCTTTTTCTTGCCAACAATTGTCTTCCAATACTTGACACTTGTTGTCGTTTGAATACTTAATATTATTATTTTCTGGAAAGTTTTTATCAAAGTGTTTCTTTTTAATATACAAAGGAACCGTATTTGTACCAGATTGTAATATTTTCATAATATCTTCATCAGAAATATGATCTATTCTTTCAGATCCAAAGTTGTTAATAATAATCCGATTAGCATTGTTTATATTTTGAATTGTTTCAGCATTTTGAATATTATTGGTTGTGTTGTTATTTGTTATATTCTGAATATTTGGTGCTCGAGCATGAATTATACTTCTTGCTTTGCATTTATCTGCTTTTATATGTCTATTTTTATTATGTCTGTTTGTAAAAGAAATCATACATCTTGGGCATGTAAGACTATCGACTTTGTTACAATTTGTTTCATGGTTATGTAAATGTCTTAACGTTTTATAAATCTTGTTACATTTCGAACAAGAAAAAGTTTTTAGGATAACATTTTGTACGTTTGGGATAACATTTTGTACATTTGGGATAACATTTTGTACGTTTGGGATAACATTTTGTACTATTTGTTCAGAACCATTATTTTCAAATATTTTATCTTTGTGTTTAGCATTATGGTGTCTTTTTAAATCAAACCTACGTTTTGAACAATATAAACAAAATGCACATTTGTGCGTTTTTTCCGCATCATTTTGCGTCATTACTATATTTGGTGTACATATTTATTCTTTAAATGTAAAAAATACATCAGAAAAAGAAATTTACTGCGTTATTTTGACCCTCTCTCCCCCCAAGGCGTTCATAGAATCTTGAAAAACATCGTTTTTTCTTAGTTTTCAAATTCTATTGTCGAACTCTTGATCAACTCTTTTATCTTTGTCAGAACAGCATTATATCTTTGATTATCAGATTTATTATAAACAATAAACAACTTATTTCGTATATGTTCGTACTTTTCAATATCATCTATTTCATTTAATAATTGTATTTCATTATTGTCACAATACATTAGAAGAACTTCGGTATTGTTTTTCATGAGATTGGTAGACAACAGACCTATATCTTTTTCTTGCCAACAATTGTCTTCCAATACTTGACACTTGTTGTCGTTTGAATATTTAATATTATTATTTTCTGGAAAGTTTTTATCAAAGTGTTTCTTTTTTATATACAACGGAACTGTATTTGTACCAGATTGTAGTATTTTCATAATATCTTCATCAGAAATATGATCTATTCTTTCAGATCCAAAATTGTTAATAATTATCTTATTTTGAATATTGTTTTGTGTGTTATTTGTTGTATTATTTATTATGTTATTATTATTTGTTATATTTTGAATATTTGGTGTTCGAGCATGAATTATACTTCTTGCCTTACACTTATTTTCTTTAATATGCCTGTTTTTGTTATTTCTATGTGTAAAAGAAATCATACATCTTGGACATGTAAGATTATCAACTCTTTTACATTTCAATTCATGTGATTTCAAATGTCTTAACGTTTTATAAATTTTGTTACATTTTGAACAAGAAAAA